GGGATAGCTGTCCATGGTTATACATTATATTATATATTGATATATGGCAACAAAGAAAACATGTGCTTCAACCACAGACCTTTATGAGGATGTGTTGAAGTGTCCTGGTGAGAAGAGAATGCCTGGTACCAGAGCCTACGGCTTCTTTATCCCACGGCGTTACATCACCAAGTTCGCAGAGCCGCAGAAGGAAACTGCAACATCACTCAAGGACTATCTCGTCATCAAAGATAGCCACACCATTCAGGCAGACAAGGTCTGGATTAAGATTGCCTTCATCACAGACAAGAGTTCCTTCTCGCCAGAGGCGCAGGGTGAACATGGCTGTAAGACCATGAACCTCAAGGCAACAGCTGTCCTCCCTGGTACAGAGGAGGAAGCGTCTGCACTCGCTTCTTTGCTTCTCAACGAAGACGGTATCTTTATGATTCCTGAGCGCAACGGAAAGCTTCGCCAGTTCGGTGACGAGACCTTCGAGGTCGACGTGACACCTTCTCAGTCTTCTGGAGCAGGTATCTCTGACGAGACCAACACCACACTTGAAATTTCTGTCAACTGCGAGACCATGCCTCCATTCTACTTCGGTACCCTCACAACTGCTGAAGGTACCATCTCTGGTAAGGATTGCAAGCCAGTGGAGGTCGCTGCTAGTACAGACGGCCGTTAACAAGGGATTCGATTTTCCTACATAACTACTATCAGTGGCGGGGCGATGCTTACATGAGCTCGTCTCGCCATTTTTAATTTTCATAATTATGAATGATCCGAAATTCACAGAAAAGTTAAAGAAGTGGTTTGACTGCGAGCATACCGATGCCAACATCAGGGAGGGAGCGCTGCTCCTTCTGCAGATGAATAACAACCGCCACCTCTATCAACTCATCAACTTCGACCCTCAGGGCAAACTCGAGTTGCTCAAATATGAGCTGCAGAAACATCTCAACTATCGCATCGAAGGCATGACCATCGATGATGTCCGCAACTATGACAAGGCAGTCACGCCAGTTCTTCAGACTGCGGTTGACAAGACCTCAGAAGCAGACAAGATTGCAAAGCAGCTAGCACCTCATCTTCCGGTCGTGGAGTCAGAAAACCTCGATTCCATCGTGCCTTCAGCCATCGTAGCCAAGGGCAAACGAGCAGACCATGACCAGTTGCCTGACAACATCCAGGCTATTTGGGAAAACAACTGCGCTCTGTGGAAGAAAATCAAGGAACACTTTGAGGCTTGCAAAGCTTACGAGATGTCATGTGACAGATACGAGGGCTTGCATGCTGCTGACGAAGACTTCAAACGTATGCTCCTTACGCTCAAGGAGGAGTACTATGCATACAAGCAGGCCATGGACGTCTACGACCATGCCAAGCCGGGTGATGCCGAGGAGCAGCAAGCAGAGGAGCAGCCAGTAGCTGCCATCACCTCCAAGCAGATTGGCAATGCTCGCTCCTACATCACCAAGAACCTTGACCAGCTCATTGGCTTGACGGAGGCTGGCAACACCGACAAAGCTGACGCCTTGCGAGCAAAGGTCAATGAGCGTGTGCAGCTCCTCATTACTGCCAAGGCAGAGATAACCGCTGATACCATCGCCAAGCTTCAGCAGGCTGGCATCAACATGGAGCAGCAGGCTTCAGCCGATGGCGAGGAGCAGCCAGAGAGTGCAGAAGAGGAGGTTACAGATGAGGGCGAAGCAGATACAGCAAGTCCTGAAACCGCTCAGGCAGAGTAGCTCGCAGGTCTTCCTGGGTCAGGGGCTTCACACCCTTGGGCTGTTGGGGTGGATTCTGGAGCAGACAGGTGCAGCGCACATTGCCGTCACCACCTTCTCCACATCCGATGCCTTCCTCTGTGGAGTCATCAACCTTCGCAAGCGAGGGTTGATTAACTCCTCAGTGTTAGTGGCAGACATTAAAGCTTCAAGTAAAACTTTAAAGCTAAGTCGCTTGATGACAGAGGCTTTTGATAAAGTTAGGCTGACGCTCAACCACTCCAAGGTGATGCTTGTCGCTAACGCTCAATGGTTAGTCTCCGTGATAACATCTCAGAACCAGACCTATGGTGACCGTGCTGAGTGCACGTTCATCACGACTGACAGAGATGTTTATCTCAATCTCAATAACATGCTAAATAATTTGCTGGATGATACGACAACAATTTCCCTATCTGGAAGAGAGTGAGCTTTACCTGCAGACGGTCTATGACCTGGCAAAGGCCATGACACCGGTCGATGAGGTGCCCATCATGATGGAACTGTCTCCCGACGAGGCCATGGCCATGCAGTTGGAGCTGCAGGAGCCGCGCTCACCCTATCGACACCGCTACCTCAAAGGTTTAGCGGAGACCGCTAACGAGCTGCGCATCAATAATATCGCACTCGCTAAGGTAGGTTCTCCTGGAGCCTACCAGTCCATCATGTCGCAACTCTCGCAGATTATGGCTAACCTCAGTTAGATATGAGTCTACCAGTCAACATTGATGACTACATGAAGTACATGCCTCTCAACGAGGATGAGCTTCAGGAACTTCACATCTCTGCCATCGTCAAGGCGAGAGTGGAGCGGCTGCGTGGCTGCTACGCCTTCTGGCTGCGCTATCCACGCTTTACCGTCAGGGAGATGGTTGATCAGGACAAGGCCATGTTCGGCGTCAGCGAGACCCAGGCATACGATGATATCCATCTCTGCCAGGTCATGCTCGGCAACCTCAACGCCGCCTCAAAGGAATTCTGGAGATGGAAAGTCAATCAGGAAATAGACGAGGACCGCAAGGCTGCCAAGGCTGCAGGGGACTTCCGTGCCCTAGCCGTGATGCAGAAAAACCGCATCAAGAATAACCGAACCGATACGCCTGACGAGCCGGAACTTGCCTTCGACAAGATTGTACCAGTCGAGTTCCGCATGACGGATGATCCGTCAGTAATTGGTTTGCAGAGGATTCCTAATCTTCGTGCGAAAATCAAGAAAATGGAGAAACGCTACTCGATGCCGGACATCGAGGATGCTGACTTCGAAGAACTTCCGCCAGATGATGACAGCAAGACCTAAGGAGTTATTTTTCAACGACGTTCAGTCGCGCGTCCTGCAGCTCATGCCCAAGACGCTGGTCTGCGAGTGGGGCCGTGGTACCGGAAAGGGTGTGGTCGAGGCTGGCCGCATCCTCTATGCCGTGCAGCACATGCCGGGTTCATGCCTGGGCATGGTAGCGCCATCGGTCAAGCGATGCCAGACCAACATCCTTCCTTCTGCTCTGGTACACCTTGAGGAGTGGGGCTACAAGCGCGATGTCCACTACATAGTGGGCAAGAAACCATGGAAGGCGCTGCATTGGCAGGAACCACATTTCCAGCCCATGAACTGGGAAAATACCGTAGCCTTCTATAATGGCAGCTACCTCAACATCATCTCTCAGGACCGCAGCGGTACCTCCAACTCCCTCTCACTCGACCATGTCTTCATCGACGAGGCCAAGTTTATCGACTGGGAACAGCTTAACAATGAGACGCTTCCGGCAAACCGTGGAAACAAGCAGCTGTTCGGTGGCTGCTGCCTCCATCATGGTCTTACGATTACTTCAGATACATCGGCGACCAAGAAGGGTTCCTGGTTCATGTCCTGGGAGAAGAAAGAAGACAAGGAACTGGTCGCCACGCTGGAGACGGTGCTTGTGCAGCTGCACGGCATCCGCAGCAAGCTGGCTGCGCACCCCGAGCGTTACGACTACTACATGGTACAGGTCAAGAAATATGAGAAGGTTCTGCACTCTCTCCGTTCCTATGCCCTGGTCTATTCCAGATGCTCAAGCATCCAGAACCTGGCAGTCCTGGGCGAGGATTTCATCAGACAAATGAAGCGAGACCTGCCTAAGATGACGTTCCTCACGAGCATCATGTGCCAGCATGTAGGCATCGCACAGGATGGTTTCTACTCCGGGCTTGATGAGGATCGCAACTTCTATACGGCACCGAACACCAGGTTCCTCAATGACCTGCAGTATAAGTTCGACCCTAAGCACGACAAGCCGGACTGCCGCATGGATGGCGATCTGGAGGACGGTTTACCGCTGGTCATCGGCTGCGATGCCAACAACAACATCAACTGTCTCGTAGTCGGGCAGGTGGGTTCTGATACCAAGTTGCGCATCGTCAACTCATTCTATGTCAAGTATGATCGGAAGTTGCCTGAGCTGGCTCAGGACTTCTGCGATTATTACAAGTATCTCAAGAACAAGCGAGTCATCTTTTACTACGATGCCACCTTTGTGGGCAACTCCTATGCAACTCACAACGATAAGTTCTACCAGATTATCACCAAGGTGCTCCGACGCAATGGATGGCTCGTTACGGAGGTTTACATCGGCAAGCCGATGAACCATCTTGAGAAACAGTTGCTCATCGACCGCATGTTCAAGGGTCATGCGCGCCACATGGTCCTCATCAACCAGGACAACAACGAGGATCTGATCATCTCCATCGAGAGTGCCGGCTGTTATAACAACGGCAAGGATAAGCGAGGCGAAAAACTCGTGGAGACAGACGAGGACAGGCTGGAGAACCGCACCGACTTTTCCGATGCCTTCGATACCGTCTGCATTGGCGTGGACAAGTTCCCTCAGACCGTCCTCTACACGGGTGGCATGAGCAACTATTACCCACGATAGAATATTTCGTTCTTTTTAGTTTATAATTTTAGGTTTTAAGTTTTTATTTATTTTATCTGAGGCTGCTAGCTCGTGAGAGTTGGCGGCCTTTTTTTGTGTTTTTCAATCTTGCTGCAGAAGCGGTATCGCCTTTTGGGCGATGGTTGTTTGATGCTGTTCCGTACATTTTTTATTGCATTCTCCGCCGCCCGTCATGTGTTCCCATCCGAAATTTCCTATGCAAAGGTAGCTTCTGGCGATTCAAACCTGTGCATGAACCTGGGTTAACAAAAGCCAAAGGTTCTTCACGCTTCACTAAACCTTTACCTTTTGTCAACACAGAACCCCACACCTGTTTGCCTCTGCCAGCGCATTGTTTAAGCATAGGAAAAATCGAAAGGGCACACCGGGCTTTGAACGGAATGCAATTAAAAAAAATACTCCACAGCAGGAGTGGGAAAAATCTCTGGACTCCCAAACATTACCAGAATACAATTTCAAACTTTATAAAATTTTTCGATATGAGACAGAATTATTTCTTTGAGTACGTTCCGAATGCTTACATCAACCTTTGCGTTGACAAGGCACAGCAGATGGCAAACAACCGCTTCGTTTACGACTTCAAGGCAGGCGACAAGGAGGCGGTACAAATCTGCGCTGAGTGGCTAGTTCGCTATCTTACAAAGCAGTATAGCAGTATCTTAGAGGACTTCGTTGTAGTCTTTGCTCCATGCAGCACCCAATGGAAATATAACAAGCGATTCGGCTATCTCGCAGCCATCCTCAATGCAGCAGGCATCGTGACCGCAAACGAGCACGTTCACATCTTCGGCGAGCGCAAGCCAACCCACAACGGAGGCAGCCACTTTGTTAACGAGGATATTTATCATGTTTCGGTAGATGGCGAGTACTTCAAGGGCAAGCAGGTTATTCTTTTCGACGACCTGCTGACTAGCGGCAAGACCATCGAGGACTTCAGAAGCAAGTTGGAGGCGGCAGACGCTTATGTGGAGAGAGAAATCTTTTTGGCTCGCACTGTTCATCACGACCCGATAAGCAACAGAGGCGTGCTGCAGGAGATGGAAGACGGCTTCTATGAAGCCGTAGCACGTTCTAAGAGATGTTTTCCGCAGGGCGTTGAGATAAACAAAACAAATAATAACTATAATAAAGTAGCGTAATATGAAGAAGTACAATGATATACTAGCAGACGAGCGTCCGGAGTTCAAGGCGGCTAATTACGGATTTGATACTCTCAGTAACACTGAGTTGTTATCCATGATTATTAATCGGGGAGCCGGGACCACTGAGAGCCTAAGACAGGCAAGGCAGTTGATGAACATCGCAGACGGCAGTCTGAGTAATCTTGCAAAGTTATCCATTGACGAAATGCAGGTAGTGCAGGGGATAGGCGACTGCAAGGCGCTTGCAGTACTCGCAGCCATCGAGCTAGGCAAGCGCAGAGCACTAGAGCGCATGCCGACAAAGCCAGACCTAGGAAGCAGTCTAGCCATATACAACTACATGCTTCCGCAGATGGCAGACCTCAAGGTGGAGCAGGCACACGCCATCTTTATGAACCAAAATTTCAGACTTATCAAGAGCGTGAAACTGAGCGAGGGAGGGATAACAGAGACTTCCGTGGATATTCGTATCCTTATGAGGGAGGCAGTCTTGAGCGGTGCAACCATCATGGCATTCGTGCACAATCACCCATCGGGCAACACGCAGCCAAGCAAGGCGGACGATATGCTGACCCAGCAGATAGCCAAGGCTAGCCAAATCATGCGCATCTTCTTCATGGACCACGTCATCATCACAGACGGAAGTTTCTACAGCTATCACGACAAGGGCAGACTATAGGCACCATGGGCAACGTGATGGGAACACGTTGCCCTTTCACTTGCTTGCAAACTTGCTGATAACCGCGGATGAAGGAAGGGGATAGAGATAGCGAGAGCGATGGCAATTCGGGGCAGCAGTCGGGGATAGGGGCAATTGCCACAAGAAAAATCCCTTACATATACCGCTCCAGTCAGCCGTGGCAATTGCCTCCGAGCGTAGGGCGGTGGGGGCTATGCTTACAGCAAGGCACGCCCTTTTTTGCTTCAACTTTCTAAAAATCCATGATTTTCAGCAAGTTGGCAAAAATGACCGTGGAAAATTTGTGCAAAATGCCCAAATTTTGCAATCAATTGCCATTGATTGCCCGCTCGAAAACGGCTACTTATGCCAATTTCCATGAAATTGCCACAAGAAACGAGCCGTTTTCGAGCGAACCCCTACATTGCATTTCGGGGTAAAAGAGGTAATAACATTGTTTGACATCATTCAAGAATGATGAGAAAAAGAGGTAAAAACCGTGTTTGATGGGGGTGAAATGTTAAAAATGAGTTAATCATAAAAGAAAGTTTATGTTTTATTTGGTTATTAAAAGAATTTTATGTATCTTTGCATCGTGAATAGATAACTAGATGTTTAACAATTTAAAATTCAACAGATGAATGAAGAAGAGCTAGAAAAGCAGATTAGAATTAAGAAGAAACTGCTAAGTGATTACATCAGGCTGAGAGAAGCTTATCACATTGATGATGAAACTTATTGGAAGTTTACAGACAGCGTTTTAGACCAGCTTTCAGTTCTGATTAAGAAAAGAAAAAAGAAGTAAAATGTTTCCCCTCCTTCGGGAGGGGATTTAAAAAAAATATAAGATATGAATAATAACGCAGATTTACTTAAGGAATACGCTTCTCTTGCAGGCAAGGAAGACGAAAAGAGCGAAGCTCGAAAAACAGAAATTTTAAACTACATCAAATTAAATGCTGATGATAGTGACAAAGAGGAGGCAAAGGTTTTCATCAACCAAAAGATGGAGCAACTTCAGAGTGAAGTTCTAGCTTTGCGTGAGCAACTTGCAGAGGATGATTACAAGTTGTTGCCACTTCGGTACATCGCTCAGAATTACTTCGGCAAAAGCGCAGCATGGCTCTCTCAGCGTCTCAATGGCTCTAAGGTTCGCGGTCATGTTTACACGCTCAATTCCGAGCAGAAAGATATTTTCAATCGTGCCGTCCAGGAGATTGGACAACGCATTAGCTCTTTGCAGTTAGCATAGGGTTATCTGTTCACACAACCGTCCCCGACGCGATTCCGTGTCGGGGACATTTAAAGGATGATTTACAGGCAGCCGTGTTCTGACATAGGCTGTGTTTTCATATAATTATGTAGGAATTTTAGTAAAGATCTCTGAGCCCTCCGTGCGTGACGCATCGGGGGCTTTTTCGTAGCCAAATGTTAAATAATACACAAATGTTGAAAATAATCGCGAAAATATTTGGTTATTCAACAAAAGTTTAGTACCTTTGCATCGTGTTAATAAAGATAGTATATGGCAAGACGAAAATCTAAGGAACTCAAGGAAAATGAAGACGATTTGCTTTTCTACCTGGAGTATTGGCAAGAGTTCCCCGATACCTTCAAAAGGGTAGCAGAAAAAGAAATCGCAGAGTTGGAAAACAAAATTAAAAACAAAAAGAAATGAGAAAGCCCCTTCGGGGGCACTCATTCCTTTAAACTTAAAAAATATAAGATTATGGAATATACAGAGATGATTGATAAGGTGAAGGCTTTGGCTGCACAAAACAGAGCTGCCAAGACCGCAGAGGATAAGGCGGAGGTTCGCCGTCAGATGGATGCACTCAAGGAGTCAGACCCTAAGGCTTTTGCCGTGGCAGTTGGCTACATGGCTAAGACCACAGAGCAGAAGGTCAAGGAACTGACCATGGCAGAAAAGTTTGGTGAGATTACAGATATGGTTTCCATGGCTTACATCGCAAAGGCTTACTTTGGCAAGTCTCGCTCTTGGCTAGCACATAAGATGAACGGAAACATAGTCAACGGAAAGGCATCGCAGTTTACTCCTGATGAGCTTGTTACTCTCAAAGGTGCCTTACAGGATATGGCTCAGAAATTTGGCTCGCTTAGCCTTGCTATTTAGGCTATCTTTATTTAACACATCGTCCCCGACACAGAGCCGTGCCGGGGACTTCATTGTTCACATATATAGTCTCTATTTTAATTGCTTTAATAGGGTGGATAGCAACAATCTTAGATGGGGTGATTGCAGCTGTATTAACAAAAGTCCATGAAGAATAGAGATAGCAATGAGAAAATTTACCGTAATATGGAGAAACCTTATGCGCTTCTCCAAGTTCATATATTCTTTTCTGTCCATACCTAATATATATTATTTCGTTTAACCGCTGCAAAAATAATGTTTTTCCGGCAATTCCACAAGTTTTCAAGGCTAAAATGTTAAATCTTACTTAATAATACGTTTTTTCGTAGTAAATATTTGGATAATACGAAAATTTGTAGTATCTTTGCATTGTCTTAAAGAAATAATGATATGAAGAAAATTTTAGTGAGTGACAAAGAGGAAGAGCTGATAGCAGCTATCAGAAATTACAAAAAGTCTTTTCCTAGGGGCAACCCGCAGTTATTATGGTATGCTCAACAACTTTTCGATGAGATGATTGAGCCGCCTGAGTATTACACAAAGTATTAACAACAGACCCTCCCTTCGGGGAGGGCATTAAAAAATATAAGATTATGGAAGTAGCAGTAGCAACAGTTAAGCAGACCAAGGATAGCGAAGTAAAGCAGCGCATCCAGGATATTCAGATGCTCGTGTCGTGGCGAGAGATAGCACATACATATTTCGGCAAGTCGGCATCATGGCTTTATCACAAGCTCGATGGCATCGATGGCAATGGTGGAGTGGGAGGCTTCACCGAAGATGAAAAGAACATGCTCCGCGGCGCACTCTGCGAGGTTTCAAACCGCATACGTGCAGCTGCAGACAGAATATAAAAATGAGGCTGGGGCTTATCATTCCCCATAAGACAAAAGTCGCCATAGCCTTGTGGCGCAGAAATACCAAAAAACGTCCCCGACACAGAGCCGTGCCGGGGATTTCTTATTGTTCACATTAAAACATTTTTTTATTATGGTTTATTCCGAAAGACAGATGAGAGTGGCAGATGCAACGATTAAGCAACTTCTTTCAAATGAAACCGCAATGGTCAGAGAGTCAATGCTAGCTTATGTTGACGAGTTGTCTGATGACAGAGTTCTTGCCAATGATGTGGTGACTATGTTGGAGATTGATGGCTTGATAGTTTATACAGGAGATTACGATTGGAGGGTTCAGCTTACAGACAAGGGATGCAAGGCTGCACAAATGGGGTTGGCTAGATACCTCAAACGTCAAAAACTGATGGAGAAACTGAAGGAGTATAAGCTGTTCGTGGGTATAGCTAGTGCTACGGTCTCTTTTGTGTCGATGCTGATAACACTTGCCCTTACTATTTACAATGCAGTAAAATTATAAGGGCACATAATACAGACACGATGGCGCAAACAACATTGGCCAGTGTGATTATAATGTCGTAAAATAAATCTTTTCTTTCCATACCTTAATATATATTATTTCGTTAAACCGATGCAAATATACGGAATTTTATTGAGATTCCGTGGAATTTTCACGAAAATGCGTGGAAAATCGAGGAAAATGCACGGAAAATCGGGGAATTTCCGAGGAATCCATTCCTCGAAGTGGCAGAACCGAAGGGAGATCCTGCGGTCGTTTCCGGTCGTTTTCGGTCGTAATTCGCTCGTTTTTCCGGTTATTCCCGGTCATTGTCCGATTGATTCCGATTGATTCCGATTGATTCCGATTGATTCCGGAAAATCATTCCTTTTCATTCCTTTTCATTCCTTCTCCTCCTCAAATCATCCCGATTTTATGCTCTAAAACATATTCCCTGCAGATTCTTCTAAAATTTCTCGCTTTTTTTTTGGCGGTTTCAGATTTTCTTCGTACTTTTGCCATCGGTTATAAGATAGTAGTAATCTACTCAGCGATGGCGACTGTTTCGCCTAGGCTTCACGCCGTGGGCTTTTTTTATGCCTATAAAGTATCATTTTCCCGGCAGCGGGAAAAAGGTCTTTTCAATATGGCGGTTGCATGATCCGTAAGATACTTGCCCTTCGCTGGGAAAGCTACCATCTTATAACCAACGGTGAATGTGACCGCCACCATTGTATTTATACATCAAGGTCGGTCTATAATGGTTATAAGATGGCAATTATGCAGAATTCAATTTTAATTAGTGATGCGCAGGTGAGACCTGCAGGCATCAACGTCAACGAGGGCATCCATACCCTCAAGTGTGAAATCAAGAAGCTCGCCAAGACCAAAAGCGAGACCTTCTCCTGCCTTTGCGAGGAAAACGTGACCTATGGAGAGGTTGTGCTCACCATGGTTGGTTTCGCAGCTGTGATGGCTATGGTCATGATTGGTGGTTTCATTTTCGGTGGGGAGGTAGCATGATGAAGAAAAGTAGAAACCGCAGAAGACGCACAGCTAAGCTGACTACCAAGGACATCAGCAAGTGTAAGTACTTCATGAATATAGGCAAAAGTATGAACGCCCATAAGGTGGAACTCAAATTTCAGAGAAACTACAATACAATGGGTTCTGTTGTTTTCATCGATGATGCGTCACACAAGCAGACTATTATCCGATGGTATGATCATCGCTATTATGCTCTTAGGTATGGAGCTAAAGAGGTTGAGCCATACAATATGACTTTGGACAAGTGGAAAACCATCAACAACGATTAGGTATGAAAAAGAATAAGAAGAAAGTCAAGAGAGACATTCTCTTGCTATATTTCAAACGCCGTCGCATCCGCGATGCGCTCATGAAACGCTACTGGGAGCTTGAGACTAAACGCAAGGAACTGTACAAACTGGTGGAGTACGCCAAGATCCAGTCACGATACTGCGTCAATCTGGACTGCCACCGCATAGCCGGCAGATACCTCAGAGAACTGGAGCAAGAGGAACTACGTACCTGCAGACTTCAGATCAAATACGACATTTGGGCTTCCAGACTCGGTTACTGGATAGACCTCTATGAGACGGCATTAAACCGACAGCACCCAGATAACAGAATTTAAGTATAACCCTTTAAAAATTAACGATTATGCCAAGAAATACAGATAATTTCATCAGCGAGCAGTTTGAGGAGGACCTGCTCGACGCTTACTTCCACTTCCGCAGCTGCCTCCCTGTGAAGGATGAAGAAACCGGTCTTGATTACAAGAAGAGTTACAAGACCACCCAGGACATCGCCACGGAACTTGATGACATGGGCGGTGTAGGTACAGACACCATCAACCGCTACATGGTGGAGCATGACTATCAGGTAGCCACGCAGCCAGACGGTACCGTGGCATGGGCTATCTGGGAGAGAGTTGTCAGGCCAGACAGCCTGGTTTAAGTTAAAAACTCATATATTTTATTATACTACCATGTGTTATGCATAATTTTTCGTACCTTTGCAGCACGAAAAATTTTACAAAGTTTTGAAAAGCTTTGATACGGCTGGCCGCCCGTGAGGGTAGTCAGCCGTATTTTTATTTTTATCCTCTCCATATTATCTTTGCATCAAAAAAGATAATATATGACCATCACATCACTTCCGTCGGGCAGTTTCTTCCTTGAGAACATCCCCGACATCGATATTCTTACGGCCAAGACCCGCCTGCTCGTCACCATCAAGATAGGTGATGATATCATCTACGATGAGTATCTCTATCCTGCCGATGGAGAGGTCAGAGTGATCGACCTTGCCGACATCTTCCGTCCTTATGCACGCCGGAGGCTGGCAGTCTCAGCCACCATCACCATCGCCGAGCAACAGGTTCCGGACTCCGGAGACACCGACTCTGCAACAGTCACCGATACGCAGACAGCCAAACTGCAGGTCTACTATTCTACCGTAGACATCGTGGGCGTGGACTGCTCTACATTCCTCACCACCCACTTCCTCACCCTGCTCGAGGGACACAAGACCACCTACATGGGGCGACTTGAATATCTCCACTACATGGGCAAGGACACGGCAACAGTCACCGCACACTTTTCCGACAAAACCACAAAATTGTTTACCGCACCAGCCACCGGCGGCAATGACATCTACACCACCATCGACGTCTCTCCGTCACGGTTCGAGACCGAGGGCACCGACCTTCTCTACTACGTGGTAGAGGCAGGCTCACGCTCCATGACCTTCATCATAGACAGCGAGGAGCGTGACGTGGCGCCTACTCTGCTCTTCACCAACAGCTTCGGCTGCCAGGAGCTCATCTACTGCACAGGCAAGCACGAAGTAGACCCGCAGTACACCCGCGATGCAGCCTACATGGGCGGCATCAGGGTAAACTACCGCATCACAGAGCAGCGCACCTTCAACGCCGATACGGGCTATCTGGGCACAGACATGGCAAACTGGGCAGATGATCTCTTCCGCTCAGACGAGGTCTATCTGGTCAACTTCATCGGCGGCGTTGCCAAGGTGGGCAAGCGTGTCACCCTCTCTGACTCCAAGTCCAAGCGCGACAACCTGCGCGACAGCGTGCCACGCTTCACCTTCAGTTACACCTACGCCCAGCGCCAGCACAACGTGCTTGACCTGCAGCGAGCCGGCCGTATCTTCGACAACACCTTTGATAACACCTTCAACTGATGAGACGCACAGCTTACCACCTCACAGAGGTGCTGCGCCTCCTGGCCAAGGCAGAGAGAGACCGCTCAACCATTAACCTGAAGGCGTGGACATCAGACGGTAAGACCGTCGACTATACAGGATGGCTGGTCAGGGGCAGCAGTTGGCGTGGCGGTTTCCATCGTCTCGTCAATCCGGCAAATGCCGAGGTTCGAACCGTTCCGGACATCTACATTCACCAGTTCCTGGGCTTACCAGTATATTTATGACATGAAACAGAAAAAATATCAGCTTCAGCAAGTGGGAACCAGCGGTTCCTACAGTCGCTACGCTCTCGTGGCAGAGGGCGTGAGCAGGGTTACAGACTCCACCACCATTGAGCAGCAGTATGGGAAGGATACCAGTTTTCTGGGTTCCGGAGAGGTGGGCGATGCCACCACGGGCATCTTGGAGACTTCAGACGGCAAGCTCTTCGAGTATGTGAACTATGGCGATGACAACGACATGCCATACACCCTGCAGCAGTTGCTGCGCCGGAACATGGTGGCGCAGCGAGCTATGGCTTTCAACGTCCAGTGCTGCTACGGCCAGGGCGTGCGCTTCATGGACCGGGAGACCAAGCAGGACACTACCGACAGCGAGATACGCGACTTCTGCCTGAAGAACTCCATCCACGAGGTCTTCATGCAGCAGGCAACCGACATGAAGTTCTTCTTCTGGTCGGTAGAGGTCATCATCCTGAGCCGTGACCACTCTAAGATAGTCAACATCCGCCACAAGGACGTTTCCTACTGCCGCCTGGAGGTACCAAATGAGAAGGGGCGCATAGAGCATGTCTTCTTCGGCGACTTCCGAAACGTCATGTCGCCTGTCCACACCGAAGTCATCCCGCTCCTCGACCTCTACGACCCGCTTGGCGACCTCATGGCGCGCATGGGCAAGGCACCCGACCCATACACAGGCATCACGGGCAAGGCACCCGAGATGGGCAAGGACTGCAAGTTTGCCATCATCTCACGCATCCCGACACCCGGACTGCAGTACTATCCGATACCATACTATGCCAGCATCTTCGACGATGCCTGGTACGACATCTACCGTCTCATCGGTATCGGCAAGCGCTACATGATCAAGAACACGTCCGCTCCACGCATCCAGATAGAGGTGCACCGCGACTACTGGGAAGAGCTCTGCAACAACGAGGACATCATCGACCCGGATAAGCGCAAGGAGCGCATCCTGCAGGAGAAGGACAACATCATCAACTTCGTGTGCGGACCGGAGAATGCCGGCAAGGCGCTCATCACGGGCTATTACTTCGACCCAAACGGCAAGGAGCAGCGCATGGTGCGCATCATCAACCTCTCAGAGGGCAGCAAGAAGGAGGGTGGCGACTGGGCAGACGACATGAGCGAGGCATCCAACGCCCTCTGCTTCTCACTGGGCGTGCATCCCAACCTCATCGGAGCCACGCCGGGCAAGAGCCAGATGAACAACTCCGGCTCAGACAAGCGAGAGCTCTTCATACTCAAGCAGTCGCTCGAGAAGGCCTGCCACGACATCATGTGCAAGCCTTATCACGTCATCTCCCACTACAATGGCTATGCCGAACGAGGAGTGACCGTAGATGTGCCGATGATAGAACTCACGACACTCGACAAAAATAAGGACCAACAGACATCAATCGTAACAAATCATGGCAAAAATGAAGATTCAGATCAGCAAGGATGACTTCGAACAGAGCATCCTTGCAGCCACCAGCTCTCACTCTGAGGTGTTCGAGTCGGTGGAACCGCATTTTAAGGAGTCCTATCTGCGGCTCTGCCAGCAGATACTGGGCGAGGTAGGAGAGGCGGCACTGGAGACCAGCGAGGCGTCTTTCGAGCTCAGCGAGGAGCTGCGTGAAGCAGTAATCAAGACTGTATGTCTCGATGCCTTCCTCAGCGTAGTAAGACACCTCGACCTCGTGCTCACTCCTACAGGCTTTGGCGTTGTGGCCAACAACGAAGTCTCTCCTGCAAGTTCCTCCAGAGTAGAGGCACTCATTGAGCAATGCCGTGTAGCCTTCATCTCATCACAGCAGACAGTCCTGGCACTTCTCTGCAACGTACCGGGTTGGGGGAAAACCCTACAGGCAAAGCAGGGCATACAGACGATAGTTTGGAGCTTTGACGCTTACCGTTTTCTCACGGGAGAGACCAGCATGACATCCAAGGAGTGGGCATCCAAGTTGGCAGCCATGCAAGAGGCAGATGCCACCATACGCAAGCTTGTTTCTGATGAGCAGATGGATGACATCATGTCACAGGTTAGATGCGAGCGTAAAAGTAATTGGGAAGAGAACGAGGTGCGCCTCATGCTGATGCGCTGCATGATAATGCTTGCCAACGGCATGCTGTCTGCATACTCCAACGAGCGTGCAAGACTGCTATCGTATCTAGACAGAAACCTCGATAAATTCCCATTATATGCGAATTCATCGGCATTTAAGGCTAACCATTTCAAAGAGTTCAACAATGAAAAATCAAAACCTGCCTTCGTTTTTAATTCATAAAGATGGTACACAAGAGTTCAATTTCAAGGCGCCGTCATCGTGGGCGGAACTTTCAGAGGATCAGTTGCGCTATGTCCTTAGCATCATGTCGACGTTCCAGGATCATACCGTTGTCAAATGCTACCTTCTCGCAAGGTTCTGCGGTCTTACCGTACATAAGTACACCCGAACCGGGTGGAAATGCAGCGTTAAATGCGGTGAAAGCGACGAAAATGGCGATACTAAGACTGGGAAAGTGCGCGAGAGAGTCCTGTATATCAGCGCTGCAGAAATCCTCTCCCTGCTCAAAAACTTCGATTTCATAGACTCCTTTACGGACTTTAGGCCTCTACAGGTTGCAAGTGACGTTCAACTGACGGCAGTAAACAGCCTGCTTCACGAGATCAGCTTCTACGATTACCTCAATATCGAGAAGAACTACCAGCTGTTCATGCTCAAGCAGGAGGACAGATTCCTGCTGAAAATGGCGCATCTCATGTACAGGACAGCAGGCGGTTCTTCCGATGAAACCGCCAATTTCGAACCTTATGAGCTCCTCGGAGTCTTCATGTGGTTCTCGAGCGTCAAGGAGTATTTCGCCGCCAACTTTCCTCACTTCTTCAGACCAGCCAAAGAGGGTGGAGAACTGCGGCGTGAGGACATCCTGCCAGCCATGCAGGCGCAGATCAGGGCACTTACCGATGGTGACGTGACCAAACTGCAGGCAGTCTATAATACCGACTGCTGGGCTGCACTCACGGAACTGGACAATAAGGCTCGGGAGGCAGAGGAGTTTAGGAAGCGTAATAGGCAAAACAATTAAATATTCAGAACATGACAGAGAAAATCTTCGATTCCATCGCCTATTTCAAGCAGCTGGCTGCCGAGTGCAGAACCTGCAGGGATTATAATTTTGTCGCAACAGAGTGCTCCGGACCTGATTCCATCCAGGGAGTCATGCAGCAGTTCCGTAAAGCATCAAACTTCGTTATGGTGTCAGACACCGTTGACAGCAACACCCATTCCATCGGAGAGGGCTTCTTCGACCGCAACGTCTATACCGTCTGGATCCTGGCAGGGTACCGACGCGATGACATGGCAGACCGAGAGGCGAAAATGAATATCTGCAGATATATCTTCCGCCAGTTCCTCAGCCGCATACTACACGACAAGAGCCGTGAGGCATACGACGGACAGATGGAGTTCCTGGACCTCACGCAGGTCTATTCGAGCGAACTGGGCAGATGGTCCATGAATGGCGTCACAGGACTCTACTTCATGGTCACATCAGACGAACCTATCGATATACAGTATGACGAGAGCCTATGGCAGACGCAGAAATAGACGACCTCCTCAGATATGAGCGAGGATGGGCTAATGCCATGGGCGACTACTGGCGAGAGCGCATGGAGCGGCTTCGTACCATCGATACCGGCCGCCTCTACGCTTCCATCAAGGCGCACCTGGAGCAAGGCTCTGTGACCACAATTGAACACAACTTCCTGCAGTACGGTATCTATGTAGCTGCAGGAGTAGGTCCGGCACATGAGTGGTACAAGTGGACCGAGGCACAGGGTGGAGAGAAAATCCACCGCATCAACAACGGAGACCTCAACTTCCTGGGCGAAGAATACCGTCGTGACAACAATCTCGATAAACCGAAGAAGGTGGGCCCTGCCTGGGGCGGTCGTGTCGCAGGTGGCGAACCTAAAGGCAGACGTGACTGGTTCTCTCAGAAGTACTACTCATCTGTCATGAAGCTCAACGAGCATGAGGCTACCTTCTACGGCGACCGGTACAATGGTCTGATGGCATCAGCCCTCACCGAGATATTCAGGGGCATAGGAGCAGCACGCAACCTCTAGGGAGCGTATTTTTATCGATTTCATCGAAGTTATATCTTTGCAAACAAAAAAAACAATATGGCAGTAGAATATGATAAGAATGATCTTCAGACCCAATTCGAGGGTATCAGAGATGAGCGACGCCTGCAGGCCAATACGGCATACCGCATAGGCACCGCTTTTCTCTCGCTGCTGCATTTCGCCTCAGACGAGATGCATACGACCATCGAGGAGCTTCTGAAGAAGATCGATGGCAAATATCTTTCGAAGGTCAAGGACGATGAAGCTGCCGGTCTCATCACCTTCCTCAGAGGTCTGAGGGTAGGTGCAGGCTACAAGTTCGACGAGAATGGCGATATCACCTCTCATGATATTGATGCTCACGATGTCAACGCTAATGGCCTGTCTGTTGGAGGCAACTCCGTCTTCGCAGGAGACCTCAGTTCTCCGGACTTCGTTGCAGGATTCCTCACGGGCAAAGGTTGGCGGCTGAAGAACGAGCCGGTCGAGAATGCGGCTGGTGTTCTCGAGAACAAATATAACCTGGAACTTGACAACCTCATCGTGAGAGGATCCATGCGCATCTTCGAGATGATTATATCCCAGTTGTTGGGCGAGAACGACAACCGCATCTTCACGGCTATGATGGAGGTGGATCATTACGACGCAGAGAGCGGCAGGGTATATCTCGATACCAGGGAAGGACGTATGTACAACTCTTTTCGCAAGGGTGATTACATCATGGTCCAGCAGTATAATGGTCTTCCATCAGAGGAGAATGACCATTATGTCACGAAGAACTACGAGCTCCTGGTGAAAGAGGTAGGAACAGAAGGTGAGGGTGAGGATAGGCTGGCGTGGGTGACGTTCGAGAACTTCACAAGCTCCATGGCAGGAGCGACACCGGAGAAGCTGATCACGAAGCGTGACACCTTCGTGCGAGTGGACAACGTGTCAGACCCAGACCGTAAGGGCATCATTCAGGTGATGACCGTAGGCAGCGATACTCCTTATATAGATATTGTCCATGGCATGAAAACCAATCCGGATTCTGCTCTGAAGGGTAGAATCGGAAATCTGAAAGGCATCAGACATCCTGTTCTTGGCCAACTGAAGGGGTTCGGCGAATATCTCAACAACCTCTATGCGGTAGGCGAGTTCGTTCTGAGCCGAACAGGTGAGAGCATCGACACCAAGTTTCAGGTTCTCGAAAACATGTTCTCTTCAAGATTCTCCAAAACCAGCTATGAGCTGACAAACGAGAAAAATTATCTCGAGAATGGCCAATTCCTGGAGCAGATTACCGATTCTGATAATAAGATCATCGCAGGTTGGGATATAGATTCCACTGACGAATCCGTCTTCTGGTTCGACGCTTCCGGATTGCCGGTCATGGTCAACGGAAATCCTACCACAAGCGGAAATCGCAAGGTTTCGCTGGAAAAGGTCGATGGCAGGCAGATTCTCCGTGTGCAGAATTGCGGCATCAGGCAGAAGAATGCGCTGATTAGACAACCAGGAACTCACAAGGAGTATGTTGCCGGAGAGAAGAGCAGCGCAGAGCTGCCTCCAACAGAGGCAGGGTACACCGATGTGCAGGACAAGCTGTACATCAGCATTCGCATCTATGCCAAGACCGCTGGCACGTTGACTATTGGCTTCGCTGGTTGCGAAGACGTGAGAGGTAAGCAGAATACCCTACAGCAGAGAGCTGTCAGTGTCGCATACTCTGGAGCGTGGAAAACTATTCCAATAGAGGGCGTGTGGAATGGTACCGGTGACTTCGTCATCAAATACAGTGGTGATTGCTATCTCGCAATTGCATCTCTCACCGATGAGCCGCTCAGCGAGCTGTCCAAGACCGTGAGCACACAGATAGTGCAGACGGCCAACAATATCAAGTTGCTGGGTGAGAACATCGATACAGTCAATAAGAAAGCAGTCAAGGTAGGCTTCGAGCTTGATGCAGAAAAGGGTGAAATCAGGCAGTATGTAGATAAGAAAGATAAGAAGAATCGCGAAGATACTTCATCGCTGATAGTACAGACATCGAGCAGCATCACCTCATCGGTGGACAAGAAGCTGAAGGATCAGTATGGTACCGTTACAAGCGAATATACATCATCCATCAGTCAGACAGCAGAGGGTATCAGGCAGTGGGTAGGTAGACAAGATTACGCTAACAACACTACAGTATCCTCTAGCATCGAGCAGTTATCTGGCAGAATTACCAGTACTGTAGAAATGGTGAATGCGAATACGTCCAGTATTACACAGATTCAGCATGATATTGAAACCATCACCCTGACAGTTGGCAAGGCTGCTACGCAGGAACAGTTGAAGGCGAACGTTGAGACGCTCAATAAGTATATCAGTAGTGCTAGAAGTCATGCAGATGAAGTTGGCAGCGGTATAAGAAGCGATTACGCCTCTACTATTACTACCGTTAAGCAGAATAGTAGTAGCTGGAGTGTAGCTGCCGGAGGATTTGATGCAAACGGCAAGCTGCTGGCGTCTGCCGGTGCGGTATTGAATAAAGAATTTGCCGGGCTTTTCTCAACGGCATTCACAAACAAAGGCGGTGTCGTAAAAAGTGAAATCAGTTCTTTCATTACGAAGGATACAGCTGGAAACATGATTTCCAATGCTACCATCCAAGCCGACAAGATAAATCTTACCGGTCATTGCATGAACTTCTCGGGCGGTCAGATTACCATCACAACTCCGAACTTTAAACTTGACTCAACTGGTAGTTTTTGGTGTCAGAATGGTACATTCAGCGGTACGGTTACAGGAGTACACGGCAGTTTTAAAACACTTGATTGTGTTGACAGCAACGGTAATGTTGTTGGTAATATACAGTTTGGCTCGGATGGCAGAATGTGGTTCTCGGGAGACATGTATCACCAGGGATATGATAGTGCCCAAAAACGTGGTTATCGCTTTTATGCGGCAGATGTTTGGTGCAGAGGCATGTTCGGACATCGGCAAAAGACAATGGCATGGGTTTTCGGCACACACATGAGAATATACACCAAGGATGCTGACAATACAGAGAATACTGGGGTCTATATTGCACTCGAAAGTGGTATGGTATCAGGAAGAAGATACTATAAAATACCTCTGTATGGTTTTGCTAGTTATGGAGACGCTTCAGGTATGGCGATTGATATGGTTGTCATTAATTGCAGTTCTGATTTCTATTACGTATTCGAGGGAATGGGTAACGGCAAGGAATGGCGAGTCATTAATGGTAATGATAAACAGACAATTCATTTTGCAGACATCGGTGGTTGGCATGAGTTGAAAGGTGGCGAAAGCCTGTCGTGCGCTTACGTAAATCCGAAATTCCTGAATCCGAAGCCAACCAGCCTTGGTGCCGGAGTCTTCTGGAGTGGTGAATATGATTTGAACTGGTCTTGATTTTAATAACTTATATAATATTTATAATATGAAAACAGCAAAGCAGACGGTGACAACCGAATTTGAGCCGATTGAGCTCAACGAGAGTGTGAAAGTGAGTTTCGAGCGTAATATCGCTGGAGATAAAACTATAATAAGAGGATATATCATCAGCAGTGAGAATGGTGAGTATTTAGGTAATATTAATGTAGAGAACGGCAATCTTGCAATCTCTATCAAGAAGGATGATGTCGGCAAGGAAGTGACTGCTCAGATTCTGGCATCAATTCCTGAGTGGCTTGATAGCATCAAGAATGCCGAATAAGAGAGGAGGTGCTTATGAGCGATGTGAAGGTGGGTACCAGCATCGAAGATGCAATCAAGAACTCTGATTGGTCTTCGGTCAGCATAGCCTTATGGCCGCATATTGTAGAGCAGATGAAACTTCACTCGAAGAACATCTTTGAGTGTGAAATGGTCTATGATCTTGACCATATCAACACTGTTCCCGCCCTCTACGATGACAACAAAGGCACTCGCAAGCAGGTCATCGTACCGATGAAGGTATTCTCGAAAGATCTTGATGCGGAGCTGGTGGAAGCCAAGAAGGCTACCACAGCAGCCAATACGGCTGCTGCAACCGCCAATACAGCTGCTTCCAATGCAGACAAGGCTCGGGAGGGGCTGGAGACAAAGAAGCAGCAAGTAGATGATGCCGTCGCAGCGAGCAAGACTGCGACCGAAGCAGCCAAGAAAGCTACTACAGACACTCTTGCAAGCAAGAAGACAATAGAGCAGAATGAGGAAACTCGCAAGACTGCAGAGCAGATGCGAGCCACCTCAGAAGCTGCGAGAGTCAAGGCTGAGCAGGGTAGAGTTGATGTTGAGAGCAAGCGAGTTGCTGCTGAGTCTTCACGCTCTTCAGCTGAGCAGAAGAGAGCGTCTGCCGAAACTGCACGAGCTTCAGCAGAAAATTCGAGAGTCAAAGTTGAAAATGACAGGAAGGCTGCAGAGAAGAGCAGGAGTGACGCTGAAGTGCAAAGAGTTGTCGCAGAGCATGGCAGAGTTGGTGCAGAGCAGAGGAGAGAATCTGCAGAACATCTGCGAGAGACAAATACTTCTACCGCCATAGAGAGCTCTAAGACGCAGACAGACCTCGCCAAGGAGCTCAACGAGCACCCTCCTAAAATGGGAGATAACGGCAACTGGTGGCAGTGGAACCTGCAGACTCACGCATACGAAGATACCGGTATCATCGCAAGAGGTGGTGCGATGTACCCAACCTTCCGGCAGTCCAGGAACAAGTTGTTGATGATCGACTACGGCTCAAATGTTTCTGAGCACGTTGTCAAACGTAGAAATAAATTAGTAATCAAGGTATAATGGCAGATAATACGAATATCATTGTGGTGGGCAATGTTGCCTTCACCGACAAGGGAGCGTGGGTCAAAGGCTATTCCTTCGAGTTCGAGGGAGAGATCATTCAGGGCTACGATGCCAATGACATCGTCCACACAGCCAATGGTGTGTACGCATCTCTCATCGATGGCAATACATCTGAGCCATCAGACACCAGCGACTCCTGGCGCCTTTGGCTAGACAAGACTGCGGCAACTAAGGCCAAGAGTGCAGCCGATGATGCCAACAAGGCTGCGAATCTTGCCAATACTGCAGCTGCTTCTGCAACCGCACAGGCAGCAGAAGCACAGCAGCAGGCTACAGCTGCAGAGGAGAAGGCGCAGCTTGCAACGGAGGCTGCGACAAGAGCAGACGAGAAAATCGCAGAGATGAACAGTCTCGCAGGTCAGATTGCGACTGGCTTCATCGCTCCTTCTCGCATGAATCTCAGCTATCAGACAGAGATCAGCATCCGCAACAAGCAGAAGCAGAAGATTGAGGCTATCATCCTGCCGGCATACTTGCCGCAGAGTGTCCTCTATCAGAGAGTAGAGGGTGATTCCGTTATGTCTGACCCTTCCGGAAATTTGACCGTCAAGGGTACAGGCAAGACCAAGTTCTGGGTGATTCCTACCGCCAACACACCGCTATGGCAGGAGGTGACCATCAACGTCAGACAACCATATATGCGACTCTCTGCAAAAGGAAAGATTCGCAAAAACGGCAATAAAATCCGAATTGTTTAATCGATTAAATATAATGTAATATGGCATTTACAGAGAATGAAGAGACGAAGCTGAAGGCTATCATCGCAGCCTTCGACAATGCTCAGCAGGTCGATGACCTGCCTCAGTCAGACATGTCTGCAACCGACAAGATTATCGAGGTCTTCGACAAAAAGTCGGGCAAGTCTGAGCAGATGACTATCAAGAATGCGGTGCAGCTCGGTCAGCATCCATGGTGCGGTCGAGTGTGGAACCTCGACAACGCTACGCCTAAGGCCGCTGCCTATGTAGGCTCCCTCGAGCTCCTGCAGAACTTACACCAGGAACTCGGACTTGGCTGCTATCTGGTCAAGAATGACCATACTCGTCGAAAACTTGATTCTAAGGATCATTACAAGTATGCGACTGGCGAGGCGGCCAAACTCGATGGTACCGAGGGGCACTATCAGTGGGGTTGGGGAAAAGAGTGGTACATGGTGATCAAGACCGTAGGCAGACTCCACTACGAAATGGTTAGCCCTTGGCCTATTCAGGGAGAGTTCAACTACAAGATTCCGATAGGCAGCATCTCTGCTGCTGGATTCGCGACACTCGAGCGCAGTACTGGCAAGCTCGTCAGCTACATCAACGATGGCGCTGACTATCGAGGCGGAAACAATGATGCGACTCTCGACAATACGAACCGCACCATGCTGGGCAAGCCAGCAACTCAGCAGACTACTGAGTACTTTCGAGCAGCAGCGCGCAAGAATGGTACCGGATGGCTCTGTACAACGATGCGCCATACAGCTGCCATCGCAGTACTGTTCGGTGTCATCTTCGGTACTCATTACGACCAGGCTGCTGTCAATTCTGCTAAAGATGAGAATGGCCTGTTCCAAGGTGGTCTAGGCACTGGCGTGACACAGATGCCAGACTGGGGTGGATACAACGGATGGCGTCCGGTCATCCCGATATCTGTCGGCATCGAACTCGGAGACTCCTGTGGTGTTTCAAGCTACGAGGTCAAGAAGGATGATGGTACTGTAGTCTATACAGCCAAGATTCCTAGCTTCTTCGGATACAAGAATGGTTTCGGTAACCTCTGGCGTATGATGGATGATGAGCAGGTGCAGTGCAACGAGGATACATCGGTTGTACACCTCGTTGCTCCATCCATCTATGGAACCTGGACTTTAGGTAGTGCGGATGGAATGGTAGCTTATAGCAAGTCGGAGACTAAAGGCGAAGGCTATATCCAGGAGCTGTGTATGGAGCACCTCGAAAACTTCCCGACTCGTAAAGGTGGAACCGAGACAACCTATTGGACTAGCTATTTCTGGAATACGTCAGGAGCTACTTCCGGTTTTCGCCTGTGTCTTCGTGGTGGCGACGCTTACGGTGGTGGTCTATGCGGTCTTTCGGCGCTCAGCGTGTACGATGCTGTCTCGGCTTCCAGTGTGCACTGCGGTGCGGCCCTCTGCGAAGCAGCATCCGAATGGTCATTGGAACCAGTGTATTACAAGGCGGCCTAGAGTGGACAGAGGTGTGCTGATGTGAGCTGGAGTGTGCAGGATTGGCCAAGGTTTCCCAGCGGAACCAAGGGTAATCCTGAGCACCCTGCGAGCGTAGCGAGCAAACCTTACCCCCTTGGGCGGTCGATTTTTTTTGAAATTTCGCTCTTTGACATTCTTTCATTCCGATTTTTTTCAGTACCTTTGCAGGCGGTATTAAACCAGGCTGTGATTCCTGCGCCGGTTTTCGCCTGTGTCTTCGTGGTGGCAACGCTAACAATGGTGGTCAATGCGGTCTTTCGACGCTCAACGTGAACAATGCTGTCTCGGATTCCAATGTGAACTACGGTGCGGCCCTCAACTTAACAAGATACTGCAGGTTAGTTTGCTTAGCTGCAGAGATTTCGGGAGTCAGGCCTTGCCTCATGGCAAAACATACACTTTAGCAGAATAGCAAGTAGATGATGACAATGGGTCATCCGGTCGAAAGTTAGGACATTAGAAAAGCAGACAGCAGACAACAGACACAGACATTTATACAGACACCGACCTTTTTTTAATATTTACATAAAATTTTAAAAGCAAGTGAAGAGGTTAGGCAACATTTCACAGGAGGTGGAGACTTTGCAAAATTTTCGTGAAGCATTCTTTGATTTTTCCCGGCACAAGAAGTCCCGTCTATCTATACAAGCGTTCGAAGCAGAGTTTGAGGCAAATCTTCAAGCCCTGCTAAATGCCTATACCCATCAGACATGGCATACTTCAGACTATGAGGCAAAGCTGATTGAGCAGCCCAAACACCGCGTAGTCAACAAGTTGCCTGTTAGCGATCATGTCATTCAGCATGCAGCCATGCACACCAGTGAAGATAAGCTGAGAGCCAAGATTCCTTACAACAGTCCAGCTGGTACCAAGAGGCGTGGAACGCATTTCTTCTACAAGATTATCAAGCAGGACATCTTTACATCGCCACAGCAAGACACATTCTATTGCTTGCCAATAGATATACACCATTATTTCCAGAATGTTGAGCACAATTTGCTCAAGAGAGAGTATAGGTTGTATATCAAGGACCGCAAGCTGCTTGCTTTCATTGACGAGGTCGTTGACAGCTATGCCAACGGCATAGTGCTGGGTGTCAAGCTCACACAACTTTTGGGACAACTGTTTCTGGCGAGGTTTGACTATCTCGCCATGCGGTGTTTTGATATACTCCAAGATCCTGAAAAACATGGCTACTGGCAGGCTCGCTACGTCACGGACATGCTCCTCACATGCCGCTCGGAGCAGCAGGCAAGAGTATTAAATGTGGGGGGGTAAAATCCCTCAATGAGCGCTTCGACCGTTTTTGCCGCGAAGGACTCAAACATTATTATAGATTCATGGACAATATCTTCATCATGCATGAAGATAAGGTCTTCTTACGCCTTATGGCGGAGCTTGCAGTCATGCACTTGGCTAGAGACTGGAAGCTGAGCATCAATAAAAGTTGGAATATTCATCGTACATGTGACGGCATAGACTTCTGTGGACAGAAGATCTTTGCCGACCATGCCCTTTTGCGCAAGCGCACCAAGCAGGCACTCTGTGCCCAGGTGGCAAGATTGCGCAAACGTGGACTTAGCGATGAACAGATCCAGCGCAAGGCAGCATCCAGGCTTGGCCTTGCCAAACACGCAGATACAAAAAACTTATTAAATAAAATCGGTATGAAAAAGTATGGTCAGATTGTGAAGGCTCGCAAGGGAGAGGTTCCCTTCGAGGGCATGAGCATGGCACAGAAGAAGCATCCAGGCGATATCCTGTGCCACAACATTGAGGACTATGACAAGTTCCTCATCCTCATAGAGGATTACAAGATAGATAAGTCGAGAGTCGACTTCAAGATGGAGCAGGTTGAAGAAGTTGACGACCAGGGCGTCAAGCACATAGTCACCAAGAAGGTGCCTAAGGACCGCCTCGCCATCCGCTTCCGTTTCATCGATCACGTCCGGAAGACAGGACAACTCGATGAACATGGCGATGAGATTGAGGAGCCGGTTTGGCAACCTGAGTCGTGGTGGCTCTTTACTGGCTCAGATATTCTGGTTGACCAGGCACGCAAGGAGTGGGAACTGCTGGAAAAGGGCTTCTACACCGTTGCAGCGGAACTCACCAACAAGTTTGGAAAGAAATTTTATAAGTTTATCTAGATGCACAAGAAATTTTATCTTTGCCGCATGTCATACTTGAGATATGACAGCAAGCATTTTCTCCTGTTCCTGAGTGAACAGAGAGTTGAAAACTATCACCCAGACACCAATATGTCGGAGTCTGATGGCGATAGTCAGGCAGTAACAGCTTACAGCTACGAGGGCAGTGAGATCGACGGCTCCACCAAGATTGAGGCTAAGTCGGCAAGCTATCGCGAGTTCGTGAATGGTCTGGTTCGTACTAAGTACAGCCAAGGCGATGTCGAAGCCATCCTGTGCAACCATGGTGATGGAAACAAGGAGCACGAGACAGAGTACCAGGTATTCCAGGAGTGGCGAGAGCAGGCTAAGCAGATGGCCAGAGAGTTACTCGACCGGGATATCTCATAGTTATCAGATACGGCAGGAGGAAAATCGTTCTTCCTGCCGTATTTTTATATTTCTTATATTATATGTACCTTTGTGCCAGATAAAATCAGGTACAGATATGCAGAGAAATACCAAGGATTGGATACACTACAGCTCTGCTGGCATAGTTCTGCTTGCTGGCATAGTGCTCGTGTACATCAGCTTTTTTATGTCCCACGACGTCACGTCTAACGTCTTGTGGTACTTTGGGCAGAGTCTGGTTTACGTGGCAACCGTCTTTGGTTTCGCACTGACTTTTGACACCAGAGTTAAAGACATTATCAATAAATATTTCAATAATAAAAATGGCACGCAAGATTAAGAAAATTTTCGTTCATTGTACAGCAAGCCGACAGTCATGGACTGTCGATGCCTTGCTCAAGGAGTTCAGAGACAAAGGCTGGCATTATCCAGGTTACCATTGGGTAGTGACCGCTGACGGCAAGCGCACGCAGCTCATGACAGAAGACCTGCCGTCCAACGGAGTCAAGGGGCACAATTACGATTCCGTCAACGTGGCATACATGGGCGGAATATCCCGCACTGGCAAGGCTATCGACAACCGCACAGAGGCCCAGAAACTAGGTTTGCGTGAGTTGCTCAAGGAATTGAGAAGCCGCTACCCTGATGCCAAGATCATGGGACATCGTGACATTTCGCCTGACAAGAACCACAATGGAGTAGTCGATCCATGGGAGCGCATCAAGGAATGCCCATGCTTCGACGCTATTCCGGAATACGCAGACATTTAAGAGATTGAGCTGATGAGTAGATTTAATAAAAATTTAGGGTTCATCCTCGTATTTCTGATGGTGACCTGCATAGTCAAAGACTGTTACTACGAGTATAAAAAGCAGCGAGCGGAGCAGAACCTGCGAGAACAGCTCAACAAACTTCAGCTGCAGTATGCTCCAGCTGAGCGTGACACCATCCGTGACTCAGTCAAGGTCGTGACGCAGAAGGTCATCATGATGCCTCCTGATGAGTACAAGGAGTTTGCAGCAGACAGAAATATGCTGAAAGATCTCAACATCAAGGTCAGCCAGATAATGGCGGATCAGCGCACATCGGTAGTCACCGAAGGCTCTGTCAAGACGCTTCGTGAGAATTCGCTATACAAGTATAGCGACAAGTGGTTGAGCGTTCAGCTCAACACTGCAGACTCCATCCTTACATATAGAGCGCGAGACAGCTTGCAATGCCTTGTAACTCGCAATTACAAACATCGATTTCTATGGTGGAAGTGGGGAACCGATGGCTACAATATCAAGATGATCAATTTCAATCCCAACTCCACTATCTTATATAACAACTATATACAGGTCAACCGCTAATGGCAAGACAAGAAGTATATACTACAGTCATCAAGCTAAATTCAGAGGAGGCGAAGAACCGCCTCAAAGAGCTTGAAGATAAGGTCGCTCGTCTGAAGAAGGCAAAACAAGATGCCTTCTCGGCGGGCGATTCCCGTTTAGGCGCATCCCTCGCCAAGGATCTTAAGGCCGCAGAGCGAGAGATGAAGCAATTCAAAAACTCAACCATGAGCGTCAAGGAGACACTCGACAATCTGTCAAGTGCAAGCCTCGGACAGCTGGAGAAGGCAGCTAGACATCTGAAGGGGCAGATGAAGGCAGCATCTGACCCTTCAGACTTTGCAAAATTGGACGCTCAACTCTCCAAGGTTAAGGAGCAGATGCTTGCCCTGAAGGGCGCGACACGCAAGGCTGATGAGGAAGCGAGACGCATGACCGCAACGGTGTCAAACCTGAAACATGCTTCACTCAATGACCTCAACTTCACAGCTTCCAAGCTACGTAGTCAGATGGCTGACTACGACCCGACATCTACCATGTACGCCTCTCGAGCTTCGCAGCTGAAGCTGGTCGAGGCAGAGCTGGAACGCATCCGACAGAGCGAGCAGAAGGTGGTCACCCTCATGCAGAAGTATGACAAGGAGATAGACAGCACCAATGTGGACATCAAGGAGACCAAGCGTCAGATGCAGCTGGTCAACAACACCATGTCAAACCTCAAGACCTCCTCCATCCGTGACCTGGAGTACTCCATCAAGGCTCTCAACCAACAGATGCAGGGCATGCAGCGTGGTACCGAGCAGTTCAAACAGATGGAGCTGAAGGCGAAGCAGCTGAAGGCAGAACTGCAGGCAGTCAGAGCCGAGGGCGTTGCCCAGGAGTCCTGGATCAAACGCTCGGCTGACTGGTTCAACCGCATGCAGGGCATCGCCCTGGGAGCCGTCGCTGCCATCTCCGGCATCACCTTCACAGTCAAGAAGTGTGTGGAGGAGTATGCCAAAATGGATGATGAAATGACCAACGTCCGCAAGTACACTGGGCAGGCAGCCGAGGAAGTCGAGCGTATGAACGAAGACTTCAAGAAGATGGATACCCGCACACCTCGCCAGAAGCTCAACCAACTAGCCGAAGATGCCGGCAGACTCGGCATCACATCGACTGCTGCAGTTGAGGAGTTCATCGATGGTGCCGATAAAATCAATGTCGCCCTCGGTGATGACCTCGGAGACAAGGCAGTCTCCCAAATCGGCAAGCTCGCCCAGATGTTCGGCGAAGACAAGACCAAAGGTCTGCGAGGTGCCATGTTGGCGACAGGTTCTGCAGTCAATGAACTGGCTCAGAATTCCTCTGCCTCTGCCGGTTATCTTGTTGATTTCACCGCCCGTGTGGCAGGTGTCGGCAAGCAGGCAGGCTTCACGCAGGCACAGATCATGGGTCTCGCTTCTGTCCTTGACCAGAACATGCAGCAGGATGAGACGGCGGCAACAGCTGTGCAGAACCTTCTGGCCAAGATGTTCCAGGACTCCGCAAAATTTGCTCAGATTGCAGGTCTCAATGTCAAGGAATTCGCAAAGACGTTAAAGGAGGACGCCAACGGCGCACTTCTCCAGTTCCTGGCAGCCATGCGAGCCAAGGGCGGTTTTGCCGACCTTGCACCAATGTTCGAAGAAATGAAGATGGATGGATCCAGGGCTACTGGTGTCCTAACCGTCCTCGCAGATAAACTCGATGACATCAAGACTGCCCAGAACCTGGCAAACGAAGCCTATTCCGAAGGAAAATCCGTCCTCAATGAGTTCGAGACACAGAACGAGAGTGTACAGGCTCAACTTGACAAGGCGAGCAAGAAGTTCCTGGATCTGTCCATCGAATTGGGCCAGAAACTCTATCCTGCAGCACGATATTGCATATCTGCAGCTAGTCTCGGAGTTCGGGCACTCTCCACACTCGTTGATTTCGTCAAGGATTATTGGCGCATATTAATTGTGCTGACAGCCGCCATCGTCACCTATACTGCAGTATCTAAGGCAAAGTTGATAGCAGAGAAGGCGCAAATGGCATGGCTCAACATCATGATTCTGCGCGAAAAGGCGCATCTCGTCCTTGTGGGTCTTAAGACATCTGCTCTCAAGACCATGGCAATCGTTCAGATGGCGTTGACACGTGAAATAAAACTGACCACTGCTGCGCAGATGTTGTGGAACAAAGTGTTGTTGGCCAACCCGATCACTGCCGTGATTGCTGTTGTTGCCGGACTGACAGCCGCAATCGTCACACTCTCTGAAGAGACGAGCACAGCTGAGCAAGCTCAGCGTGACTACAATGATGCCGTGACAGATGCCAACAAGCAGGCAGCAGAAGAGGAGGCATCCATCATGCGCCTCGTTTCTGCTATCCAGTCAAACACCAGTGCAGAGTCTGACCGCAAGGCAGCCCTTGAGGAACTCAACGGCAAGCTGATGCGTGAGCACCTCGGTAACATCACCGAGGAAGCAGTGCGCACAGGCAACGCTACAAGGCAGATTGAGGCTTACATTGATGTAATGAAAAAGAAGATTATCATCGATGGCCTACAGAAAAAGTTAGCTGAGTCTATAGCAAAGAGTGCTGATCTAGAGGATTGGCTAGAAGAGGGAAGAAATTATAAACCTGGATTTTTACAGGGAGTATTAGATTCCTTCAATCCTTTCCCTTCGAAAAAGGTTGCGGCAAGCAATCCACATTTTCAAAAGGATTTGGAGAGAGAGATTGACAAGGAAAAACAGTATCAGAAGCGTCTCCTTGATAAAATCAACGAGTTAGAGTCACAGCATTTCGAAGTGAGCGATCCGGAACCATGGCGCAACAATGGCTACAATGGCAAGGGCAATGATGGTACAATCATTAAGAAGCAGAGTACAGCCGTCACTCATCAGGTTTCAGAAAAAGAGCGCAAGGCTCGTGTCAAGGCAGAGAAGGCAGCTGCAGCCGAGGCACGTAAGCGCCAGGCTGAAGCCAAACGCAAGCAGAAGCAGGCTGCCGATAGCATCAAGGCTGAGACCAACGAACTGATGGCAGACAACGCCAAAGCCTATGCAGAAGGCAAGAAAACCTATCAACAGTTCATCGATGACCGTCAAAACATACAGATCAAGGGCTTTGCAAAGCTGAAGCAGCTATATGGTGAAGAGAGCAACGAGTATAAGCAGTTGCTCGACAACCAGGTCAATGTTGTCAAGCAACATGATGCTGCCATTCAGAAGATGAATGAGCAGACCATTGAGCGTGAACGCCTGCAGAAGGAGGCTAGCATCAAAGCACAATATTATGATGTCAATTCGAAAATCTATCAGAATGATACCGCTCTCAATGAAGCCCTATATAAGAATGATGTCGAAGCCATGAAAAAACGTCTTGCACTCTACAAAGACAGAGAGGGCAGCGAGGAGTGGCTGGATCTGAAGGCTGAGATGGAACAGGCTGAGCTCGACCACCAGCTGCAGATGCAGGAGACATACCAGAACCAGCTGAAGGAGTTGCGTCAGCAGTTCGGTAAGCAAGACCTGCAGGCACAGGAAACTATGTACCTCAATGGCCTTGACAATCTCTACAAGAATGGATTGATCAAGGAGGAGGAATATCAGCAGATGAAGTTGGAGATAACCAAGCAGTTCGCGGCCCAAAGAGCGCAGATTGATGCTGATGACCATGGAGCCGGTAGCGCTCAAATAAAAATCAATGATAAGTCATCTGAGATGGTCAACAGTGCCAGGGCTGCTGCAGGTGAGTCCCAGTCGACCGGCAATGCAACTTTGGGTGGATACTTCTCCTCACAAGTTGAGAACTACCAAAACACCATGGAGAAGCTGAAGGAGTTGTATGGCAACGACAAGCAGAACCATGCTGCATACATGCAGGCGAAAGGGAAGATCACCTCAGATTTCCTCAATGACCTGATTGAAAAGACAGCTGTTGTTTACAATGGTATCAACGGTATTCTATCTGCGTCATCGTCATATGCTCAGGCATGCTCTGACCTCGAGCAGGCCAAGATCAGCAAGAACTACGAGAAGCAGATTGCTGCAGCTGGTAACAACTCGAAGAAAAAGAAAAAGTTGGAGGAGAAGAGAGACAAAGAACTGGCCGCTGCGAAGTCCAAGGCTAACAAAAAAGCCATGAAGATAGAAATTGCGCAGGCGATAGCATCTACAGCAATGTCTGCTATCAATGCCTATGCATCTGCTGCAGCTATACCAACAATAGGTTGGACATTAGCTCCTATTGCAGCAGGTATGGCCACAGCTGCAGGTATGATACAGCTTGCTGCTATCAAGAAGCAGCACCAGGCAGAGGCTGCAGGTTACTACGAGGGTGGTTACACCGGTGGCAACCGCTACCGAAAGGAAGCAGGAGTCGTACATGAAGGCGAGTTCGTGGCTAATCACAATGCCGTCAACAACTCATCCATCCGTCCAGCTCTTGACCTCATCGATAGGGCACAGCGCTCTAATACAGTTGGCTCGCTGACCGCTGATGATATCACACGTTCTCTGGGACAGGGAAGTAGTACCGTGGTGGCTCCTGTTGTCAATGTCAACAATGATAACACCGAAGTACGCCAGTCCCTCGATGGTGTCAATGCAGCCGTCAGCCGTCTGACACAGACTCTTGACGATGGCATTGAAGTTGAAGTTCCGATATCTGGACGTAGAGGTCTGCACCGCAGACTGCAGGATTATCAGCGCATTTTAAACAATAAGTAGTGGAATATGATAACATGCATCATCAATGGCCATAAGGCCTATCCCATTTCTACATCATCCATCAAGGTGACATACGCCAACCAGTATGTCACCGATGATGGTGAGTACACCTATGACATCACCTTCCCCATGAATATCCTGGAGAACCGTGTAATTTTCAAGAATGTCTCACGCTTGGAGGTCAAGAAGATTGTCGCCAAATACGATGACTGCAAGCTGTACTGTAACAGCCAGCTCATCATGAGCGGTGTCGGTACCATACTCTCAGTGAATGATAGAGAAATCAAACTGCAGATTGTTGGCGGAAAGTCCCGCATCAAGTTCAACAACAAGATGACAAAGCACTACATCGATGAGATTGACCTGGGCATCGCTGATGCCCCTGGTTCGAATGTGGATAAGTCTGTTGAAAACAAATTCAACGACTTATCAAAGGTCACTGACATCTTCATCCTGAGCACCGACAAGACCAAATTCCTCGGTGTAGAAGGCAAATGGTGCTATATGCCGGTACACGATGAGACCTATGAGATGATTGCCAACTACGTAGGAGTTGACCGAACAGGAAGACATTGTGGCCAAAAGACGGCATTCATCCAGAATACCGCTGTACAACCAAATCTGATGTACATCTTCAAAAAAGTTGTCGAACACGAAGGATATAGGCTTATCAGGAATGACATAGATGTCAAGCCGTGGAACCAGCTGTATATAGCGTCAGCGTTCAAGTCTCGAGAGCTTCGCAGAGCGCTTCCGCACTGGTCATCCTACACATACATCGAGGAGTTTCGGAAGCTGTTCAACGCATCCATCTACTTCGATGAGGTGGGCAAGACCTGTTCCGTTGTCAGTTCCTCAGAGCTGAGTACTGCCGATTCGGTTGTGATAGAGCCGCTGGAAGAGTATGCGACAGACTATGACGAGGATGGCTCCTTCAGTACTTCATCGACAGCGAATCTCGAATATAAATTCGACGATTCTGCCAACAGAGGAGACTATGAGGTCATACCTAAGAAGGTATTCGAGAATTTCGAGCAGGTAGAATCTCAGGAATTGCTAGGCTATTCCAAGCAATTCGCAGCGACAACTATGGGCTGGTCAGAGAAGAAGAAAAGGCAGACTATCATACATAATTTCGGAGATTACTATATATATATAGGTGAAGAGGGTAGCCGCAAGTGGGAACTTGCAGGCATCTGGTCTCCACTTATCAGAGACGTGGATTCTGATGATTATGTTGACTTGAAGATTTCTCCTGCTGCACAGATTGCAGAAGATATCAACTTCAAGAGTAGCGCAGTCTTTGAGGACAACTGGATAGAGAAGCGCTGCCTGCTGTCAATCAGCAATACCAGAGAGTCTGACGCCAAGGAGTTCGATTCTGACGAGGATGGTCTGAGCTACGTTTCTGTACAGGATGCCATCGATGACGAGTCGGCCATGGACGAGAGCGAAGACGAAGAGGAAGTGATGAGCATCTTCTTCATCTTACCAGGTAGAGTGCAGCAATATGACAAGCCATACGGCAAGATATCGTGGGTAGGTGAGAAATCCAGATGGCCTCAATTCCTGACAGATTACCGAGTCAATGCAGACTATAGGTACAATGGCATTGCCTTCATCGATAGAGATCTCTATACTCTATCGTTCAATTCTGATACTGCCGGTACCACATCATTAAATCAGTTCCAAAGCGAAGTTATCAAAATTGATAACCGAAACTGTATGGAAGTGAAATTCAAGTCAGCTAATATTCCGGATCCATCGAAGATATACATCATCAGGAATAAGCGATTCGTCTGCGAGAAGATAGAAATGGAAGTCAAGGATGATACCATCGAGCCTATCTATACCGGCTACTTCTATATGCTTTCATAATATATATAAGGTGGGGAGCAGTCAGCCCTCCACCTTATTATATTATAGGATTCCCTGATAGTTCTTGATATACTCATTCGCCTTCTGTATATCCTTTGGTGTGTATATATCGGTGATGAGTATGGACGAGTGTCTCGCCTGGTCTCTGACCGATAAGACGTCGGCATTTGCCCGCAGCATATTGGTGATGCCTGTGTCTTTCAAGCTGTAGAACTTGAAGCGGGGAGAGAGCTTCAGCTCCTTTCTCAGAACTCGAGTCCAGTAGTCTCTGAACATTTTCTCGTTCTTTCTTTCAGGTCCTGGGCAGAACCCGTCAGAGAAGAGATAGTCCTGTCCTGGGTGAGAGAAGATGTTGAGTTCCATCATCAGCTTGATGACATGAGACGGGAGCGTGATCACGGCATCATTGCCATTCTTCGTATTCTCTCCATGCAGACTGATTGTCTGAGTCTTGACATGGATATCGCAGATTCTGAGATAGGACATCTCTCTAGGTCGGATGAAGAGGTAGTGGATGATTTCACACGCCAGCAGATAGTGCCTGTTGTGCTCCATCAGATAATCTCTGATGAGCTGCATGGTGCAGTCAGGTATGACATCTCTGCTTTTCTTCTGCCTGTTCTTGATACGTTCCAGGCCTTCTGTAGGGTTCTTAGGTATATACCCTCGAGCTAACAGATAAGCAGAGAAACTCTTAGTCCAGGCAAGATAGTTATTGCGGGTCAGTACAGTATTGTTCCTGTCGATGAAAATGTAGTCCAGGAACTTGCTCACATTACTTTTGTCCCATTGATAAGAAAAATTGAGAGTTATGTTTTTTTCTTTCTTCCATTTTTCAAGGATTCTGACACGACTGCTGTAGTCTACAAAAGTCTCCTCACGCATACTTCCCTCATTGCACATTTTGGTTAGATAAGCCTTATACTTCTCGAGCACGTCATCCCACTTTGTATATTCTAGAGGCTGCAGAGCCTCTATCCAAGGATTCCATCCTGCCATAAGTTTCTCGGTGAGATTCTTCATAATCTGATCGGCATAGACACGTTGGTTACGCTTGCCCTTGATATGGTCAAGCATAATTTTTTTCTTCCTCATGCGGTTGATCCCTGGATCAAACGCCATGAAGGAGATATAACATTCTGATCTTTGATGAAAAACTGGAGGTTTCCAGCCAATGACACTACTAAGTACTGTGTCATTCGAATTTGGAGCATAATTTTTTTTAGCCATATCTTTAATTTTTCTCAGATACAGCCTATTATTAATAATGTATATAGGAGAGATACCGACATTGTACCGACCATTTTTGCCCGACTGAGGCAAATCCTCAGTGTTTATGGTACATCTGACGACATTTCGTCGGGATTACTGGACTCGAACCAGCGACCTCA